GGCGATCTCCGTCGCCGTGACCGCGACCATGCCCTTGTCGGCGCCCATCGACTGCGATGAGTAGCCCGCGGACCGCAGGATCTGGTTGACGATCGCCGTGCACGTGTCCTCGTGCTCCTTCACGCGGATCTGGAACTGGTTCATGGTGATCCCGCTGCCGTTGTCGGCATCCGCGAGGGAGTTGAGCTGCACGAAGACTTCCTTGTCGCGGAAGATCGCACCGGCACCCGGCCCTTCGGATTCCAGCATCGACTGCGGCACCATGATCCGGGCCCGCGCGAGGCGCAGGTCCCGCATCCAGGAAGTCCACGTCTCATCCAGGGAGTCGAACATCTGCTCAATGCCGGAGTAGTCGGAGCGGCCCAGCGGCTCCGAGCCGGGCACGGTGCGCCACACCCGGTTCGGGAGCATGTTGGGGATGTACACCGCCAGGAGCTCATCCACGCCCGTGACCTGCTGCTCGTGGCCCGGCGTCTTGTCGGTGAGCTGCCCCATCAGCTCCACGCCCTTCGGGTGCGCCGACAGGGGCAGGCGCTCGCCGATCTCCGTCAGCGAGCCCTTGTACAGGGCGTACTCGATCAGGCCGGCCGTGTGGTACTCCAGGAGTCGCCACTCCTCCGTTCCGGACGGGTCCTGCTGCACGGTCTGCCAGAACGTGACCGCGGTCAGGCAGCCCCAGCGCCACTCCGGGACAGCCATGTCCGGGTGAACGACGGTCAGCCACGGGTGGTCGCGCAGCGTCTCGTCCCACACCACCCGCAGATACACCCCGCCCAGCCCGGATCCGGTATCGGCGCCCTGCAGCAGCGTGGCATGGCCGCGGTCATCCAGGTAGCGGCCGATGCGGTCCGTCGTCGCCGTGCCCAGATCGCTGGTGTCCGCGGCCCGGATCTGCGGCAGCTCCGAGTACAGCAGCGACGCGGACAGCTCCGAGATGTCGCCGGCCAGCGGAATGTGCAGCTTCACGCGGCGCTCGCCGGGCGGGATCGGCTCGCCCCAAAACGTCCTTGCGACCACGGAGACCTGGTTGGAGCCGGGCTTGTCCATGTCGAAGAACTGCCGGGCCAGCGGCGAGGATCCGGCGGTGGCCACGCCCCCGTACACGGACTGCAGGTCCTTGGGCAGCCCCGCATACCAGGCGTGCCACGCCTGCAGCGAGTTCCACACCGGGTTGAGGTCCGGCGGCGGCCAGGGGGCGTCGTCCACGGGCAGCGGCATAAGGGTCTCCAGGGGTTAGGCGGCGAGCGCGAGGTATTGCTGCCAGAGGCTGCGGGTGGTCATGGTCACGTAGCGCAGGGCGTCGACGCCGTGGTCGGCGACCTTGATGGGCTTGTCTTCGCCGAGGAGCGCCGCCCGGTCGTCCCAGCTGTAGCCGGTGATCTCGTCGATCAGCGCGGTGCACGACGAGTGGATGATCAGCTGCCTTTGGGCGAGCAGCGACGACACGGTGCGGATGCCGTCCATGACGTCGTTGTTGGCCGCGTGCGGGCGCATCCGGTCCCGGTGCATCTGGGCCTTGAACGAGGCGGCGGAGGGGTCGATGATGACGCGCTGCGGCACGATCGGCCCGTAGCGCGGTACGTCGCCGAGCCAGCCGCGCAGGCGTTCGGAGTACTCGGAGTCGGTGAGCTGGCGCTGGTGGTGGCGTGAGTCGTAGCGCCACTCCGCCGCGGCGTACAGGCGCCGGTCGGTGCCGAGGCCGAGCAGGATGGCGTGGAACGGGTTCGCGGTGCCGTAGTCGATGCCCAGCCCGAGCCAGCGTTGGATGCGGTCGATGGGCAGCAGGTCGATGGTGTGCCGGTCCGGGTCCCACATGTCGAAGATCGCGCCTTCGGCCGCGACCCATTCGCCCAAAATGAACCGTCGGTAGAACAGGCCCGCGTACATGGCCTTGATGTCGGCGACGTAGCTCGCAGGCAGGAACTTGTTGTCGTCGATGCGGAACTTCCAGCTGCGCAGCGGGGCGTTGGCGTTGGACAGCCAGTCGCGGCGCAGCCAGTGGGCCGGGTTGTCGGGGTTCGTCGTCGCGAAGATCTGTGCGCCTTCGACGGACATGCGCGCCAGGAGCTGGTCCCAGAAGATCGGCGGCACGAGTGTGGCCTCATCCACGTAGGCGCCGGCGCAGGTGAGGCCGCGGATCTTCGGCTCGGACTTGGAGTCGTTGGCGCCGATGACGTGGACGGTGCGTCCGAGGATGCCCGCGGTCGGGGCGCCGGGGGTGTAGTGGACGAGCTTGGCGATGGGCCCGAAGAGGGCGGGGTCCTGGAGGACGGCGAAGACGTTGCGGTTGATGGTGTGGGTGGTCTTGCCGACCATGATGAGTTCGCCGGTGGTAGGGGCGGTCGCCACGTAGATCAGCCATTTGAGGAGACTGGCGACGGTTTTGCCGGAGCGGACTGCCCCCTCCCAAATGTTGATCTTTGCGGTTGATTCGCCGATGGACCGCGCCTGCCGGGCGGACATCGGCATCTGCTCCATGATCGTCATTCGTCGTCCGGCAGTGCGCCCGAAAGCGCCGTGAAGGCCAGCCCGATCTGCGCCAGCATGCTCTTCGCGTCGTCCATGCCGTCGGCGTCGGCAACGGTGTCGAGCCGGTCCAGCTTGACCTTCATGGCCACGACCTTCAGCGCCTGGTCGTGCGACCGCACGTCGCCCTTCATCGCCTTCACCCACACCGCGCCGAGCAGCTCGTCGAGGTCGTCACGCGCCTGCTGCTGGAGCAGTCCGCGCTCGACGGCAAAGTCCTCCTCGTGCTCCTTGCAGATCCGCCAGTAGTCCTTGCTGGCCGCGCCACGGCTGGAGTAGCCCAGCTCCTCCCAGATCGCGGCGAAGCTGCGCCGCTCGCGCCGCGCCTGGAGCAGCTTCGTGCGGCGCACCACGGTGTCGTCCTGCACCTGCTTGTTGATGGGCATGGCACTCGGCTTTCAGGGGCGGGTGGCGCGGTCGCGCAGGATCTGGGCCATGGGTGGCTGCCCGGGGTCCTGCCAGGCGTGGCTCCAGGGGATCAGCGTGCATCGGCACGAAATATGCCTCGGAGGGCCTGGGATGGGCTCGGGGTACACGTTGTGGCCGGGGTTGGTGGTGAGGCCGCCGGGGAAGAGGTGGCCGGGTTTGACGGTGTGTCCGGCGTAGGCCTGGCAGGCGGGGCAGGCGCCGGGTTCGGCGACCCACATGAGCAGGACGGTTGCAGTGCCGGGGTGTTGGAGGGCGCGGGTGACGGCGGTGACGCCTTGCGCGACGGCGGCGGTGATGGCCCAGCTGACGAGGGCGCGGATGCGTGCGGCGGCTCGTTTGGCGCGGTTGACGGCTGCGGTGACGGCAGCAAGTCCGGTGGCGATGAGGGCGGCTGCGGTGAGCATGGCGAGCGCGGCGTCGTGGTCCTGGCGGACTTGCTGCGGGAGGGCGTTGACGGCTGCGGTGGTGCCGGCGTCGAGCGGTGGCGCGGGGGTGGCGGCCGTGGTGGCTCCGGCGTGCTGGGCGAACGTCGAGGCCTGGTGGGTGCCGAGGGCGGAGGCCGCGGTGGCGGCGCTGGTGGTGATGCGCTGCGCGTGGGCTGCTTGTCCGGCCATGGCGGCGGTGATGCGGCGCCGGGCGTCGGCGGCGAGGGCGGTGGCCTGGGTGTAGGTGGGCGGGGTGTTCGGGCTGCCGGTGGCGAGGAGCCAGGCGTGGGTGGTGGCCTGTTGCGCGGTGGTGAGGCCGTGGATGAGGGGCGCGGTGGCGTTGTGGGCGGCGACGGCGGTGTGGGTGGCGAGGTCGTGGGTCTGGTTTTGGGCGAGGGCGCCGAGGACTGGGGTGCTCTGGGGCATGCGGTCCGGCTCCTCTCCTCGAACGAGTTTTGTGGGATCTGTACAAGTAGTGTGGCGTAACTTGGCCACTTGGGTTATATGATCCTTCTCAGTACGCGGCCGTCAAGGGCGGTCTCTGCGCGTACACGGCACCCAAGGCGATGCCGGTCTCTTTGGAGGAACCCCACATGACGACTCCCGCTCCCGGCACGGCTGCGCCCACAAACGACGCCGCACCGGTCACCCCCGCAGCCGTAGCCCCCGAGGCCCCGGCGGCACCTCCTGCACCCGCATCGCCCGCACCTGCGGCACCCGCCGCAGACGCACCCGCCACCGAACCGCAGGGCAAGGCCCCCAAGTTCGAGGGCGAGTTCGACCCCGCCAAGTTCGAGCGCCTGGTCGAGAACCTCCGAGGTGAGGTCGCCGCCGAGCGCGAGAAGCGCACCGCCGCAGAGAAGTCCGCCACTGAGCAGGCCGCTCAGCAGCAGGCCGACCTGGTCAAGAAGCTCGCCGCCGCCTTCGGGCTCCAGGGCGAGGAGGCGAAGCCGCCGTCAGTGGAGGAACTGACGAAGCAGCTCGCCGACTCGCATGCGGAGACCGAGAAGACGCAGGCCCTGGCCCGCCAGCGCGACGTCGAGCTCGCCGTGTACCGATCCGCCGGCAGTGCCGGCGGGGACGCGGACGCACTCCTGGACTCGCGTGCTTTCGTGCGCTCGATCCGGGACCTCGATCCGGCCGCGAAGGACTTCGCGGAGCAGGTCGCGGCGGCGGTCAAGACGGCGGTCGACAGCAACCCGAAGCTCGCCCTCAAGCAGCCCGAAGCCCCTGCGGTTCCGGCGCGCGGAGGGGCGGACCTGACCGGGACGCCCGGCGGCAAGCGGCAGCTCACGGAAGCGGAGGTGAAGCGGATGAAGCCCGACGACATCGACAAGGCACGCAGGGCAGGTCAGCTTCGCGACTACCTCAGCGGCGCCGGATAGGAAAAGTGAATGTCCATTCTGGCGTTCAAGCCGGAAGTGTGGTCCGCGATGCTCCTGGTGGAGCTCCGCAAGACCCTGATCTACGCGCAGCCCACCATCGTGAACAGGGACTACGAGGGTGAGATCGCCCAGCGCGGCGACACCGTCCACATCTCCGGGATCGGCAACCCGACCGTCACCGACTACACCAACGGCTCCGTCCTCACCTACGAGGACGTGTCCGACGCCGGGACGACCCTGCACATCGACCAGGGCAAGTCGTGGGCGCAGAAGCTCGACGACATCGACCGCGCCCAGGCGCTGGGTGACCCGATGGTGCAGGTCATGCAGAACTCGGCCTACGTCCTGGCGGACAAGGCCGACCAGTTCGTGGCCTCGATGTGGACCGGCGTGGCCGCCGCGAACCAGATCGGCTCGACCGGGTCCACCGTCAACACGTACACCACGGTCACCGACGCCTACGACAAGGTCCTGGTGCCGCTGCGAACCCGCCTGACGAAGTCCAACGTGCCCACCCAGGGCCGGTACTGCGTCGTCAGCCCGGAGTTCATGGGGTCCCTGCTGCTGGACCCGCGCTTCATCCGCGCGAACGAGTCCGGGACCACCGAGGGCCTGCGCAACGGCATGGTCGGGCGGGCTGCCGGGTTCGACATCCTCGAATCCAACAACACCCCGAACCCCACCTCCGACTACCAGGCGATCATCGCCGGTTACCCGGGGGCGATGTCCTACGCCGAGCAGATCGTCGAGACCGAGGCCCTGCGCCTCCAGACCACGTTCGCCGACGCCGTGCGCGGCCTGCACGTCTACGGCGGCAAGCTCGTGCGCCCCACCGGCCTCGCCGTCGCCGTCATCGACCCGGCCGCCTGAGCCGAAGGGACAACTGCCATGACTCGCACCGCAATCGTGCCCAGCGCCCTCGCCCCCAACTCGAACCTGTCCGACGCCACGTCGGGCGGCACGGCGCTCGGGACCACCATCGACTCGACGCTGGTCACCAACGGCGTCACCATCGCCCCCGGCGTCTCCCCCGAGCACCTGATCCTGCTGGTGTCCAACACCACCGCCGGCGCCCTGAACGTGACCTTGAAGGCGGGCAACCGCTTCCAGGGCGGCGCGGGCGACCTGGCCCTGTCCGTGCCTGCCGCACCCGGTATGGCGTGGCTGGGGCCGTTCGCCTCGGCGCGGATCCTGCAGTCCGACGGGTCGCTGTCCATCGACTTCGCCACCGGGTTCACCGGGACGATCAAGGCCCTCAAGTTCCCGAGGTACACCTGACATGACTGACACCTCCGCCCAGGTGGGCACCTATGTCGGCGAGGGCGGCATCCTGCTGCACCTCGACGAATCCAAGCCGGGCATGCCCGCGGATCCGCTGATGGCCAAGCAGCTCGCCAAGGGCACGCTGCGGCGCGCCGATGACACCGAGCTGGAGGCCGACGCCAAGGGCGAGGTCGTCCACGGGCGTCCGGCGACCAGCGCCTCCGTGGGCCAGTGGCGCGACTGGGCGATCACCCAGGGCCTGGCGAAGTACGAGGCCGAGGGCATGTCCAAGAAGGCCCTGCTGCTGTGGGCCGACCAGGGCGGCACCGAGGACCCGGACAGTGCGGGGGTCGTGTAGCCGTGCCCTACGCGTCCGTCGACGACCTCACCGCTTTCCTCGGCTCCCTGCCGCTGCCCCTGGATGTTGCGCGTCTCCTTGAGGAGGCGTCCGACGACCTGGACGCGGTGCTCGTCGGTGCGCGCTACGCCACCGACAGCAGCGGGATGCCGACGGATGCGGCGGTCCAGGCGGCGCTGCGCCGGGCGTGCGTGCGGCAGGTGCACTGGCTGATGGACCGCGACGACGAGACGGGGGCGACCTCGGACGTGCAGTCGATGACGACGGGGTCCCGGTCGGTGACGCGCCGCACCGGGACGAATGCGCCGTCGACGACCCCGCAGTTGGGGCCGCGGGCGGCGCAGGCGCTGCGCACCTCGGGTCTGCTGCATCCCTTCCCTGTGGTTTTCGGGTGATGGCGGATGCCGGTCATCGGGAACGAGCAGGTCACGGTCCTCAATGCGCCGCTGTCCACGGACGGCTACGGCAACAAGGTCCGGGACTGGGATGCGGCTGTGGCCACGCCCATCGGCCGGGTGACGGTCGATCCGCTGTCCGGCCAGGAGTCGACGACGGCGAACGACCAGACCGTCACGACCATGCGGGCGATCATGCCCGTGAACACGCCTGTCGACGCGTTCTCGCGGGTCGTGTGGCTGGACCGCACGTGGGAGGTCGACGGGCGTCCCGACCTGTATCGCGGCGGACCGCTGGCGCACCTCTCGGTGATCCTCAAGGAGGTGCAGGGCTGATGGACGTGACCCTGGACCAGGCCGCGATCAACCGGCTGATCGTGGACCCGGATGTGCAGCGGGATCTGCAGCGGCGCGCGGACCGGGTGGTGGCCGCGGCGAAAGCCACCGCGCCCGTGCTGACCGGTGCCTTCAAAGCGTCGATCCACCAGGAGTCGCAGTACGACGCCGACGGGGCCCGCACCGTCACTGCCGACGTGCACTACGCCATCTATGTGGAGCACGGCACCCGGCAGACCGACCGGAACGGGCGCTCGATCCATCCGGCGCGCTTCACCCTGACGCGGGCCCTGGACGCGGCCGGGGGCGACTCCTGATGGCGGAGAGCGTGCTGCTGCCCGACGAGGAACTGCTGGCCGTCACCCTGCTGGCCGCACTGCTGGACGGCGTGACGGTGTGCACCGACCTGCCGGACGGCTCCGCGTTCGCCGCGGCCCTGCCGGTGGTGCGGGTGCTGCGGACCGGCGGCCTGCCGGACATCGCCGCGTGGGGCGGGCCGGTCCTGCGGGACAACCCGCGCCTGTCGCTGGACTGCTACGCCGCGTCCCTGCCCGACTGCAAGGCCCTGATCGCCCGGGTGCGGGCGGCGTGGATGTCCCTGGCCGGGACGTCGACGGCGCAGGGCTCGGTCAGCAGGGCGTGGGAGGAGGTCGGGCCCGCAGCCCGACCAGATGAGCCCAACACCAATGTCACACGTTTCGGATGGATTGTCGGGATGAGCGTCCGCCCGCCCCGATCGGACAGTTGAGGAGGCCCCCGTGGGCACAGCGGACAATGTGATCATCGGTGTCACCGGCAAGGCCTACGTGGCTGTCGTCGGCACCCCGTTCCCGGCCGACCCGTTCACCGCGTGGGCGACCCCCTGGGTCGACCTGGGCTACATCTCCACCGACGGCCTGGACGAGAGCCTGGGCGAGAACCGCACCGAGATCGACGCCTGGGGCGAGAACTCGCCCGTCATCACCCGCGTGAAGAACCGCCAGCAGACGTTCAAGCTGACGTTCCTGGAGACCACGGCCGCCACACTGCAGCTCTACTACGCGGTCAAGGCCTCCGACATGAACGCTTCGGGGGCCGGCACGGGCGCGTTCGTGACCTACGGCTCCGCCTCGACGACCACGGCCTACACCACGGCGCTGGGCCTGGACGTGGTCATGGACAACAAGATCGAGCGGATCATGATCGCGCGCGCGGACGTCACCAACCGCGGCGACCGCAAGTTCAACGCCAACGCCGAAGCGTCCATGGAAATGACGTTCACGGCCCTGACCAACCCATCGGGCGGCAAGAGCGTGAACCGGTACAACAACGGCATCACCCTGTCCTGACCGCCCCCCTGATCGTGGTCGGCGTGCCCCTTCCGGGCGGGGGCGGGCGCGCCGGCCACCACACCACCCCGCCCTGTCCCCCGCCGGATGAGGAACCCCAGTCATGTCCAAGCCCAACCGCAAGCGCATCCGCCTGTCCGAGATGCGCGCCCAGCAGGCCCAGGCCGCCGGGATCACGCACGTCGACCTGGACTTCGAGACCGCCGACGGCAAGGAGCGCACGTGCAGCTTCCTGGCGCAGGACCTGTGGCCGATCGAGCTCATCGAGGAGGTCCAGGCCAAGGGCGGCGACGCGAACATCGCCATCCTGCGCGAGATCGCCACCCCGCCCGAGGAGTTCGACGTGCTGGTGTCCGAGATGAAGCTCACCGTCGGCGAGCTCAAGGAGATCATCGGCGAGCTGGACGGGGAGGCGGGCACCACGGCGGGGGAAGGCTCCGGCTCCTGAGCCTCCTTCAGGAGCACGCGGGTCATGTGCGCGCCGACATTCAGCGCTACTACCCCGGGCGGCGCCTGGAGGAGTTCTGGGCACTGTCGTGGGGCGAGGGCTCCATGTCGTGGGCCGAACTGCGGGACCTGGTCGACGCCCTCCCGGAGGACTCGGCCACGAAGGCGGCCATGGCCGGTGACGTCGAGGGACGCCGCTGGTCGCAGGCCACCTATCTGCAGGCCGCGCAGTACAACGCCCTGATCCTGCTGATCCGCCTGGCGTGGATGGGCTGGCAGTTCAAGGGCAAACCGCCGGATCTGAAGGCGGCCGAGCCGCCGCGTCTGGTCGAGGACGAGGAGGTTGCGGCGGCGAAAGCGGCGAAAGCGGCGAAGGCGCGGGCGGTGCTCGACAGTCTCAGCCCGCCCCGTGTCCCGGGTCCGGCGCCGGTGGATGTGGAGGAGTGGCGGGCCCGCATCGCGGCCCTGGAGCAGTAGTCCGTCCGATCGGAAGGGTGGGTGGTGGGCGTGGCCGGGACAACGGTCGGCGCGACCAGCGTCAAGGTCATGCCCGACACCGGCAGTTTCGGGCCGCAGTTGCAGCTCGAACTGGGGCGCCTGTCGCCGGTCGTGAAGGTCGGCCTGGACCTGGCGCCGACCACGCCGATCAAGACGAAGCTGGACCTGCTGGGCGCGAACCGGCAGGTGAAGTTCACCGCCTCACTGCTGGGCGACGCCGCGGTGCGCACGAAGCTCGACACCCTGGGCGCGGACCGCACCGTGAAAATCCGTGTGGACCTGGATACGGCCTCGCGCGACCGGGTGAAGCAGGAGCTTGCCACCGGTCTGACGGGCAGTACCCTCAAGGTCGGTTTGGAGTTGGACCGGGCGTCGGTGACCCGGGTCAAGAACCAGTTGGCGCTGGAGTTCAAGAAGAACCTCGTCGTCAAGGTCGTCCCGGAGCTCGACTACGCCGCGACGGTGTCGGTGCGCACCGCCCTGGCGAACTTGGCGCAGAACCGCAACGTGGTCATCGACGTGTCCGAGCACGGTGCGGCCACCGCGTCGGCGGTGATCGACCGGGCGGCGCGGGACCGGCGGGCTTCGATCAGTGTCGGCGTGGACTCGGGCAACAGCGACCGGGCACTGGGCGGCCTCCTGGGTTCGCTGACGAACCTGAAGGCCGTCGCGGTCACCTCGCTGCCGACGCTGGCGAGCATCGGCCAGGCCCTGTACGCCATGGCGCCGGCAGCAGCGCTCGCAGCCCCGGCCATTGCGGGTGTCGGCTCGGCCCTGGCCGCTCTCAAGATCGGCACGACAGGCCTGGGTGCCGCGTTCAAGGCCGCGTTCTCGACCTCGACGACGGATGCCACCAAGGCCATCAGCTCCGCCAAGGCCATCGAGTCCGCGCAGCGGGCCGTGGCGACTGCGGTCCGCGGCGTCACCACCGCCCAGCAGCAGCTCCAGCAGGCCACCCAGGGCGTGTCGGCGGCCCAGCGCCAGCAGGCGCAGGCCGTCACCGGCGTGAAGACCGCTGAGCAGGACCTGACGAACGCACAGCGTGCCGCGGTGGCCGCCCAGCAGGCCCTGACGTCCGCGCGCGAGCAGGGGCGCCGCGAGCTGGAGTCGATGAACAACTCCCTCGCGGACGCGAAGCTGTCGCAGCAGCAGGACATCCTCAACGTCGCCGCCGCGCAGACCAACCTCAACGCAGTGCTGGCCAACCCGGCCTCCACCGTGGCGCAGCGCCAGCAGGCGCAGCTCACGTTCGCGCAGGCCCAGCAGCAGCTCCTGGAGCAGCGCCAGCAGGTCGCCGAGCTGTCCAACGACACCGCGGCGGCGAACAAGAAGGGCATCGCCGGGACGCAGGCGATGACCACCGCACAGCAGAACGTGGCCTCCGCCAATCAGACCGTCATCGACAAGCAGGGCGCCCTGGCCGCGGCGCAGCAGAAAGTCGCGGACTCCAACCAGAACTTGGCCAACGCGCAGCAGAAGGTCGCCGACGCGCAGCAGAACATTGCTGTCGCGCAGCAGAACGTGGCGGACGCCACCGAGGCCCTCGCGCAGTCGCAGCAGTCCGCCGCATTGCAGACCTCGGCCCTGTCGAAGGCCATGGGTCAGCTCTCCCCGAACGCGCGGGCGTTCGTCAACGAGGTCGTGGCCCTGGCGCCGGCTTGGCACAACCTGCAGTTGGGCGTGCAGGACACGCTGCTGGCCGGGATCGGTACCCGGGTGGGTTCGCTGGCCAGGCAGGTGCTGCCCACTTTGCGTACCGGACTGGTGGGCATGGCCGGGGACTTGAACCTGATGGGCAAGAACGCTCTGACGGCGTTCGGGAATCTGCAGAAGTCGGGGCAGCTGAAGCAGATCTTCGCCGGGGCGACGGCGGGGATGCGTCCGCTGATGGCGATCCCGGGCCAGGTCATCACGGCGTTCGGGCAGATCACGGTCGCGGCGCAGCCGCAGTTCAACAGGCTGACGAGCGCCGTCGGGTCACTGGTGGACCGGGTCGCGGGGAAGTTGTCGGGGCTGTTTTCCAGTGGCGCACTGGGGTCGGACATCAAGGTTGCGGTGGACCTGTTCAAGCAGCTGATGCAGCTGGTGGGCAGTGTCCTGACGGTCGTCAAGAATGTGCTGTCGGCGGCGGCCACGGCGGGCACCGGGGTGCTGGGGGTGCTGGGGCAGACGGTCGCGCAGATCGCGAAGATTTCGGCGATGCCGCAGGTCCAGGCAGCCCTGAAGACGATCTTCGGTGCGTTGGCGGCCCTGGGCAAGGCCATCGCCGGGGTGTTCGGCTCCCTGATCCAGGCGGCGCTGCCGCTGCTCGCGGCGCTGGCACCCGCGGTGACGGCGGTCGCCGTGGCATTGGGGCCGGTCCTGAAGCAGCTGGCGACCGCCCTGGGGGGTGCACTGCTGCCGCTGATCAATGCCCTGGCGCCGGTGCTGCAGTCGGTTCTGCTGGGTGCGGTGCAGGTGGTGGCGGCGCTGACGCCGCTGCTGGCGCCGATCGGTGCGCTGCTGACGGCGATCGTCCGCGCATTGGCGCCGGTCGTGACCGCGGTGGTCAGTGTGATCGTTCAGCTGGTCGCGGCCCTGGTCGGGCCGCTGACCAGTGTGATCAACACGCTGATTCCGGTGGTCAACCTGGTCGGTTCGCTGATCTCGGGGATGCTGGCGGCGCTGCTGCCGGTGCTGAAGCCGCTGCTCGCGGTGGTTTCAGCAGTGGCGGGCGTATTCGCGAACGTGTTCGCCGCAGCCGTGCGCGGGCTGATGCCGATCCTGATGTCGCTGATCCCGGTGGTCACCGGCATCGTGACGCTGCTGGCGCGGCTCTACATGGCGGTGCTGACGCCGCTGGCGCCGGTCCTCACCCAGGTGGGCATGATCTTCGCGACGCTGATCGGCGCGGTGCTCAAGCTGATCGCCCCGGTGATCACGGTGATCGTCAACATGTTCATGCGGCTGCTGCCCGCCCTGATGCCCCTGATCCCGGTGATCGGCCAGCTGATGACGGCGGTACTGGCACTGCTCGTGCCGCTGCTGAATCTTCTGATGGTCGTGCTGATCCCGCTGATCACCGTGGTCGAAGCCGTGTCCGGGGTGCTGATCAAGGTGTTGGCGGCGGCCATCAACTTCCTGATCCCGATCGTCGTCACGGTGATCTCGTGGATCACAAAGTTCGTCACCATGATCGTCAATGCGGTGACCAGCATCATCACCTGGTTCACCCACCTGTTCGACGTCCTCCTCGGCCACTCGATCATCCCCGACATCGTCAACGGCATCGTCGGCTGGTTCACCAACCTCTGGCACACCGTGGAATCGATCTTCTCGACCATTGCGGGCGTCGTCTCCTCGATCTGGTCCAGCCTCTGGAACGGCATCAAGACCGTCGCCTCCGCGGCCTGGGGCCTGGTCAAGACCGGATTCAACGCCTTCTCCACCACCTTCAAAACCGCCTTCGGGCTCCTGCGCGACGGCATCGGCCTCATCTGGGGCGGCGTCAAGGCACTCTTCTCCGCGCCGATCAAATTCCTCGTCCAGACCGTCTACGACCAGGGCATCCGCACCGTCTGGAACGCGACCGCGGGAAAGATCGGGCTGGGCAACCTCCCCAACGTGGCCCTGCCGAAGGGCTTCGCCAGCGGCGGCATCATGCCCGGCTACACCCCAGGCAAGGACGTCCACCTCGTCCCCTCCGTCTCCGGCCCCGTAGCCCTGTCCGGCGGCGAAGCGATCATGCGCCCCGAATGGACCCGCGCCGTGGGCCCCGACTACGTCCACGCCATGAACGCCGCCGCCCGCACCGGCGGCGTCCAAGCCATCCGCGACGCACTGGGCCTGCAGGGCTTCGACGGCGGCGGAATCTTTGGCGGCATCGCCCACGCCGCCTCCAGCCTCGCCGGGGACGTGTCCCACGTCGTCAGCAAGGGCGTCGACTGGGCCCGCCAAGGCATCGCCGACCTCGCCGAAGCAGCCTTCAAGCCCGTCCGCTCCATCATCGACCAGGCCCTGGGCGGCTCCCCGAAAGGCTCCTGGGGCGACAGCGCCCGCCTACTGCCCGAGACCACCATCACCAAGGCCATTGCGTTCATCCGCGGCAAGGAAGCCACCACCACCGGCGGTGCAGGACTCTCCGCGCTGCACGTCGCCGAGCGGTTCAAGGGCGTCCCCTACCTGTGGGGCGGCGAATCCCCGGGCGGCTTCGACTGCTCCGGGCTGATGCAGTACGCCTACCAGAACGGGCCGCACATCGCGATCCCCCGCACCTCCCAAGTCCAGCAGTCCTTCACCAAGCCCGTATCGGCGGCCGCCGCCCAGCCCGGCGACCTCGTGTTCTTTGGCCAACCCGCGCACCACGTCGGCATGTTCGTCCACCCCGGCACCATGCTCGACGCCCCGCACACCGGCACCGTCGTCCGCGAAGAGGGCCTGGGCGCCTACACCAGCATCGGCCGCGTCCCCGGCATCACCCAACTGTCCGGCCCGGGACTCGCCACCGGGGCGCCGCCGACCGTGGCACAAGCCGCGGCGAAGGCGATGCTGCCCCAGTTCGGGTGGGGCATGGACCAGTGGCCGGCGCTGCAGCAGCTGTGGACCCGCGAGTCGGGCTGGAACTATCGGGCCACCAACCCGACCTCGGGCGCCTATGGCATTGCGCAGGCTCTTCCCCCCTCGAAGATGGCGGTGGCCGGACTGGACTGGCTCACCAACCCGGCCACGCAGGAGAAGTGGGGGCTGGGCTACATCCTGTCGCGCTACGGCAGCCCCGCCAACGCCTGGGCCCACGAACTGCAGCTCGGCTGGTACAAGGACGGCGGCTTCCCGCAGATCGGCGGCCTGTCCATCGTCGGCGAGGAGGGCCCCGAGCTCATCCGCACCGGCGGCCCCTCCCAGGTGTACCCGGCTGATGTGACCGCGCGCATGGCCCGCCAGATGGCCGGCCTGGTCTCCGGCACTGCGGCGGCCCCCGGCTCGGTGCGGTCGGCGACGACGGTGACCAACGGCGGCCCGCGGACCCTGGAGTACCACGCGACGACCCGCGAAGTCGCATCCCGGCAGTCGGTCCTGGATGCGCTCGCGCACGAGGAACTCCTGCACCGCTCTGTAGTGGGGGGCTGACCCGATGCCGATCCTCGTCGCACCCGTCCCCGCACCGGGCACTCTGCCCGAACCGGTCGAGATGCCGCAGGTGTCGTTCACCGACCCGCTGGGGCGCGTCACCGTCTTCACGGACTGGCTCAACGGCTGGTCCCTGCAGCCGGGCCCGCGCGGCTTCGACATGCCCGCCTATCAGGTCACCACTGACGAATCCCCCGACATCGACGGCGAGTATGTGCGCTCGGTCCGCGGCCAGGGCAAGGATCTGGTGCTGCCCCTGGCGTTCTGGTCCGACGACGGCCGCGCCGACTACCTCGCCCGCCGCCGCGCGTTCGTGCGCTCCCTGAACCCCAAGCTGGGGCTGGGCACGCTGACGGTGGTGCAGCCCGACGGCGAGGTCCGCACCATCGCCTGCCACTACACGGCGGGCATGGAGGGCGACGAGGGCCTGGACGCGTCGGGGCGGGCATGGACCATCGTCACGATCACTCTGCGCGCACCGTCCCCGTTCTGGCTCGGGGCACCCGTGTCTGTGCAGTGGGCGGCGCCCGGCGGCGGCATGTGGCTGCCGATCCTGCCCCTGGCCGTGTCCGAGTCGCAGGTGCTCGGTTCGACGCTGGTCACCAACGACGGCGACGATATCGCCTACCCGGTGTGGACGGTCACCGGCCCGGCCACGTCGATCACCCTGGCCAACACCACCACCGGCGAGTCCCTACTTCTGACGCAGACCCTGAGCTCCACCGACACGGTCGTCATCGACACCCGGGAGCGCAGGCAGACCGCGCTGCTGAACGGGGTCACGAACCTGTGGCCCAACCTGTCGGCGGCCTCCGCGATGTGGGGCCTCGCCGCGGGGGACAATCAGCTGCAGCTCACCGTCGCCGGGTCGACGTCAGCCACGAACGTGCGCCTGGACTACCAGCCGCGCTACCTGGCGGCCTGATGGGCACCCGGCCGCCGCTCCAGGTGCGGGTCCGCGACAGCTCGCTGCGCACGATCGGCGCCGTCGACGACTATGTGACGGTCACTGCCGTGCCCAGGTTCAATGCCGTGGGGGCGTTCACGCTGGAGATCGACGCCGCTTCCGACCAGGCCGCGCTGATGGTCGAGGGCAACGGTCTGATCGTCTCCCAGGGCGCGACGGTGGTGGTGTCCGGGCCGATCCGCACCGTCGACTGGTCCCGCTCGTCTACCGACGGCGGCGCCGGGAAGCTGACGGTGGCCGGGCCCTCCGATGACACGGTGCTGGCGGAGGCGACGTGCTGGCCGGACCCGACGGCTGTCATCACCGCGCAGACCGACCCCTTCTACAAGATCGCCGGGGTGGTTGCGGGGACCGCCATGATCCGCCTGGTCAACCTCAACATCGGCCCCTCCGGGCAGGCCTCACGCCGCATCACCAACCTCACCATGGGTGCCGATACGGGCCTCGGCGCGAGCGTGACCCGGCAGGTCAACCAGTTCGACAACCTCCTCGCCAATTTGCAGGCCATCGCCACCGCCGCCGGACTCGGCTTCCGCGTCGTCCAGATCGGCACCAGCCTCCAGTTCCAGGTGTACACACCCGCCGACAAGTCCACCACCGCCCGGTTCTCCTTCGGCCTCGGCAACCTCACCGCCGCCTCCTACACCACCACCCCGCCGACCGTCACCAAGGCCGTCGTCGTCGCCGGCGGCCAGTCCACCGCCCGCGTCTGCGCCACCTACACCCAGGCCGACCCCCTGTTCCCCGGCCTGGTCATCGAGCAGATGGTCGACGCCACCTCCGTGGACACCACCGTCGCCGACCTCGCCGCCCAAATGCTGCAGGCCGGCACCGAAGCACTCGCCGCCGGCGCCGGCCAGGGCTCACTGGCGATCACCCCCGTCGACATCCCGCAGCTCGCCTACGGCCGCGACTACAACCTGGGCGACAAGGTCGCGGTGATGGTCCGCGACACGTGGATCACCGACGTCGTCCGCGAGGTCACCCTCACCGGCTCCGCCGCCGACGGCACCCGCCTCAAAGCCACCATCGGCAACACCTCCAACCCGCCGGCCGACGTCATCGCCCGGGTGTACCGGTACATCGGCCAGATCAAGGCGGACATCACCCGCCTCAAAACCCGAAAGGCGGCCTGATGACCACCGAGTTCAGCGGACCGTTCACGTCCTCCAGCATCGCCACCGAGTACCAGTGGTCGCGCCTAGCCCGCGCCTGGGGCCTGGACGGGGTCCTGGCCGACGACGTCGCGGGCACCGACCTGAAGGTCACCGGCTCGGGCACCAGCACGGTGACTGTTGCCGCGGGCGAGGCGTTCGTCAACGGCTTCTACTACTCGCTGACCGGCGGCTCGCTGGCCGTCAACGTCACTTCCAACGCCACCGGGGGCACTGCCCGCGTGGACCGCGTCGTGCTGCGCCTTGACCCCACAGCCGACGCCATCCACCCCGTCTACAAGACCGGCGGCACCAGCGCCCCGGCCCTGACCCAGGACCCGGCCGGGATCTGGGAAGTCCCCCTGGCCCAGTGCACCATCGCCGCGGGCGCGTCGGTGGTGACCGGCGTCAACGTCGTCGACCAGCGCTGGCTCACTGGCAAGCCCGTCGTGCAGGGCATCGCCGGGCAGCGCCGCCCCTCACGCAAGGGCCTCCTGCTGGTCGAAGGCAACGACATCTACATGGGCGACGGATCCGCCTGGAACTATGTCGGCACCGCCGGTGACCCCGCCTGGCAGGCCTACACGCCGGTCTGGGACAGCAGCGGCACCACCATCAACTGGGGTGCCGGTGCCGTGAACCTGGGCCGCTACAAGCTGATCGGCAAGACCTGCTTCTTCACCGCCCAGATAACGGTCGGCTCGATCGCGACATGGCCGGCCGGTGCCGTCACCGGTGTGACGCTGCCGTTCGCCGCACAGCTCAGCCGCCGGCAACTGATGCACGCCAACTATCACGCCGCGCCCCTCCTGTCCTTCTACGACGGGTGGGGTGAGGTCGCGGGCGGCGCGTCGCACGTCAACGTCGTGTTCCCGAGGGACGACGGGACCCGCCTGTCGGCCTACTGGCAGGTCGCTTCAACACCGGTCAAGGCGGCCAGCGGGGACGTCGTCACCGTGCAGGGCACCTACGAGACCGCGAACTAGGAGTATCCACCATGGCACGGCACCTCTTCGGACTCTCGCCCGCCGACATCGCCCTGGAGCGGGTCGGTGACGCCCTGGCCATCCGCGGCGGCGCGATCGGCCAGGTCTATGACTCGCTGGTCGGCGGCACCCAGCTGACCGACCTCACCGACCTGGTCGGCAACCCGATCACATCCATCACCGCGGACATCAATGGCGGCGTGGGCTTCTACGGCCCTGCGGCCGGCACCTCCACTGTCTACGTCGATTTCGGGTACACCTCCCGGTACCTGATGCAGGCAACCGACCTCGGGGCGCAATTGGACGCCCTGACCGGTACGGCCAACGGGGCCCTGCAGCAGTCCGGGGGAACTGTCACGGGGAACCTGACCGTGCAGGGCACGCTGGCGGCGGCCGGGGTCACGGACTGGCTCAACGTCAAGAACCCGGCCTATGGGGCGGTCGGCGACGGTGTGGCCGACGACACGGCCGCTCTGACTGCGGCCATCGCCGCAGCGACCGGGCCGGTGTACCTGCCCGCCGGAACGTACAAGATCTCCAGTCCGCTGGCGTTGAAGGACGGCCTGGTGCTGATCGGCGCCGGGTCGGGGACGTACACGCACGCCTCCGCTCAGGTGTCGACCATCAAGCTGGCGGCAGCGGCGAACTGCTCGGTCCTGACGATCGCTGCCGGTGCGGGCGCCGGCGTCATCCGGGACCTGCAGGTTCACGGCAACAAGTCCCAGCAGGCTTCCGGCGCCGGGTCGTCTGCGATTCTGTTCACGGCGGCCGGGTCGACGGGCGAGTCGCAGTGGCTGATGGACCGCCTGTACGTCCACGACTCTGCCGGGACGGGGATCGAGCAGCAGGCCAACCGGCAGGCCAACAAGATCCAGCGCTGCGTGGTGTACAACAACGCCGGGCACGGCATCGACTGCTCGGCCTCCGACACTGCCGTGCTGAACTGCATCGTCGGCGCGAACACCCTGGACGGGGTCAGCGCCAACAACTACATCATCCACATCCTCGGCAACGACATTTGGGGCAACCGCGCCGGGATCAACATCGGCTCCTCGGCGCGCGGGGTCCAGGTGCTGGGCAACGGCATCGACCGGAACCTGCAGAACGGCATCTACTGCGCCGGTTCCGGTGTGACGATCATGGGCAACAGTCTGCATTCGAACTCGCAGGCTGCGAACGCGACCTATTCCAGCATCAAGGTCGACAACACCTTCAATGCGGTGTCCGAGGTGTGCATCGGCCCGAACGACTTCTTCCTCGACGGTCTGATCACCAACAAGGTTGCCTACCACCTGGAGTTCGGGAACACCGCCACCTGCCAGGTCGTCGGCCTGCAGAACTTCCAGGCGGCGTCGGCGGCCACCGGCAACATCAACACCCCGGCATCCGCGCTGGCTACCTTCAGCACCCTCCTGGCCACCGCCAACGCCGTCGTGGGCGCCGCCGCCGCGCTGGGAGACAACGGCGTCGGGGAACTCCAGCTCGCCAACGCCTCGACTGAACCGACGACGAACCCCACCGGCGGCCTGGACCTGTACTCTCTGGCGGGGGTGGGGTTCGTCGTCGGTTCAG